AACGTGAAGACTGAGATTATTAGTCTGGTAGAAAACAGGACGCTGCCGACTGCATCTGTGTACAGTCCTGAGAACTCGTTCTATCTTATATGCTTCCCAGATCAATCGACAGTGTACTGCTTTGATCTCAAGGGTAAACTGGAGAACGGAGCGTACAGGGTCACACGTTGGACTTCTGTGCCTCACAAGTCCTTTGAAAGAGACGTAGACGGTACACTGTACATTGGTACATCTGATGGCGTGGGTACGTACTCAGGTTATTCAGACAACACAACAGCGTACCGCTTTAGGTACTTTAGCTCCGGTTTAACCTTTGGTGATCCATCAAAGATTAAGCTACTTAAAAAGTTACGGCCTACTTTGGTTGGAGCCAGTGGTACTACAGTGTTTATTAAGTGGGCTTACGATTTAGACACTGACTTTAAAACTTACGAATTTACCGTAGGAAACCAGACACCTGCTTTTTTTGGTGTTGACGAATTTGGTATCGGTGAGTTTACAGGTGGAGAACTAACAACTAGAAACCCTGTGCAAGCCACAGGCAACGGCAGCATTATTACAATAGGTTTAGAGGCTGACATTAACGGGTCTGCCCTGTCTCTCCAAGAAATTAACGTATTAGCACTAATGGGTAAAACGGTATGAGTAATTATACAAAGACTACAAACTTTACCGCTAAAGACAGTTTGCCTTCTGGAGACAGCGGTAAGATTATTCGGGGTAGTGAGTTTGACACTGAGTTCACCGCTATCGCAACAGCCAGTGCAACCAAAGCTGACTTAGCTTCTCCTACATTCACGGGTACTGTGACAATCCCTAACTTGACGCTTACGGGAACTCTGTCTACAGGGACGATTGATGGAGGTACTTACTAATGGCTACTGAGCAAGAAATACTAGATATGCTTGAAGAGTTGGGTGTGTCAGGTATTACAGGTACTACGCCAACTGGTGCAACAAATCAAACTGGTATGCTTGCTGACGTACTAGGCTTTTTAGGCATTGCCGGTCCAAGTATTACAGGCACCGCTGGTGTTATGTCTGCTTACGATCAACTACAAGACATTGGCGAAGAGTCTTTAGTAGGTAAGGTTGTTCAAGGACGACAAGTTCCGGGTGCTCTTGATCTTGCTCGTGAAGCTGTGGATATGTCACAGTTTAGACCGTTTACTGTAACAACGGCTACGGGTGGTCAGTTTGGTGTTACTCCTCCTACTATTGATCCCATCACAGGTGAGGTTACATCGCCTACTCAGGCTCAGTTAACACTGTCTCCACAAGAAAAACAAATACAATCTGCTTTGCTATCTTCTGGTCTTCAGGATGTACGCGCAGGTACGGTAGGAGCACCGTCTTCTGAGAGTGCTGGCTTGCGGTTAATGGGCCGTGGTCGTTCTTTGTATGAACAAGATCCTTTTGGGTTGACTCAACAACAACAGGCAGCCACATCAGCGTTTGGCTTAGGTGGTCAGTTCATGGGTTCCGCAGCAGCACAGCCTGCTGATATTAATCTTTTACGTGGTCAATTTGCAGGACAAGTAGGTGGCTTGCTTGGACAACAGCCTAGCCCCTCTATAGGCCAGTTTGGTCAACAAGCGTTAGGTATGGGGCAAGCCGGTTTAGGAACACAAGCTCCTTCTGATGTAGAAGCTTTAAAGCGTCAGTACGCAGGTCTTGCAGGCACAGCGGCAGGGGATGTTCTTACTCCTACTGCACAGCGTGAGGCTGATGTATTTGAGCGTATTAGAGCTACACAGCGTCCTGAAGAAGAACGTCAACGGCTACAGCTAGAAGAAAGACTAGCGCAACAAGGTCGCTTGGGTGTTCGTACAGCTATGTTTGGTGGTACACCCGAGCAGATGGCGTTGTCTAAAGCGCAAGAAGAAGCGCAAGACAGAGCTTCACTGATGGCAATGCAGCAAGCACAGGCAGAACGCCAGCAGGCTCTAGGCACTGCACAGACTCTCGGTGGTATGTTTGGTCAACAAGCAGGACTCTCTAGCCAGCTTCAGTCTCAGGCACAACAACGTGCAGCCCAGCTTTCACAGCTTGGACTCAGCGCACAACAGATTGAATCTCAGTTGCAGTCTGAAGGACTCAGCAGGGCAGCTACAGCGGCTGGTCAGGCAGGACAGCTGGCACAGCTTGCAGGTGGTTTGCAGGCGCAACAGGCAGGACTTGGCGCACAGTTTGCTGGTCTGGGTAGCGGCCTTGCTGCACAACGTCAGGCGCTGGAAGCAGCACAGCAGCAAAGAGCATTGCAGTCTTTGACTACTGGACAGGCTATGCTTCAGGGCGGTCTTGGTCTGCAACAGGCACAGCAACAGCTTGGTCTGGGTGCTATCACAGGTGCATACATACCGCAAGCACAGATGCTGAACGTACAACAAGCGGCACAGCTTTACCCGCAGTTGCAACAGCAGGCTCAGTTGTTCGGTGCGGGGCAGTACGGTGAAACTATGATGAGTGGTCTTGAGGCTAGACTGATTGCTGAACAGGCACGAGCTAACCTGCTGGGACAAGTAGGAACAGGACTGTTAGGTGGTATGTTTAATCCTGTTGAGACAAGCGGTGGTGGAGTTACTTCTTTGTTTGGTAGCTTACTTGATACTATTCTGGGAGGCTAATCGTGGCTAAATTCTCACAAACATTTTTACAAGGTCTACTTCAGCCTTCTTATCAGCAAGGCTTGTTTGAGGCTGCGCGTGGTGTTGGGATGACTCCCGGTATTATGCGTATGCAACGAGAAGAAAAAGCAGAGCAAGCACAAGTTCAACAGCTCTTGCAGTCTAACATTAACAATCCTGCAGAACTTACTAGGCTTGAACAACAGTACAGGCTTCAAGGTAAAACAGACATTGCTGATATGTTTGCTAAGGCTGCTGTAACTTCAAAGGTCAACGTTAAGCAACAAGGGCGTGAAAGTATTTCTGTAATACAGCAACAGCTTATGCAAGAAACTGATCCAGCTAGGATGAAAGAACTTGAAGATGCAATGGTTGCCGTTGCTAGACAGACAGGTCAAGAAGATCCTTCTGCTTTAATTGGTAGAGCTGATAAATTACGAGACGAAAGAACAGCGCGTCAAATAAAACTAGAAGCACAAAGAGAAAAAGCTATTGCAGATGCTTACTATGCGGTTCCAGAAGAAAACAAAGAACAGTTTGTAGAGAATGCTAAAACAGCAGGGTTTAGTGACGTTGTTCAAAAACTTGAAACTGATCGTATGCTACACGAAGATTATCTTTTAAAGCGTGAGCAACGCATAAAAGACGCTAAAGCACCTTTAAATATTCCTTCTATTCAAAAACGTATTGACGCTTTACCTAAGAATCAACAAGCTCAGTTTCAAGAGCAGTTAGATCAAATTAACGAAAGTCAGCCAAACTTTGAAGAAGGTGGTACATGGAACACAGGTGAACGTGAAAGGGCTTGGCGGCAACTTGATTCTCTTGATAGGGCTTTGTCTAGTGCTAATGCTACTATGATTGCTACTACAAACAGTAGAATTAAAACCTTGAATAGTAGGTTAGTAAGTATAGATAAAGAACTAAATAAGCCCGCATCTAACCAGCAAGCAAAACAATTTATTGTTCAGGCGATTGAAGAAGTTAGCTCTGCAAGAATGACAGATTTTATACGACCAGATGTAAAAGCCACAAATCCAAAAGTGATAGAAAGAGCACTTGAGTTAGCTACTGCGGCTAAAAATGAAGCTCTTGCAAAAGAAAAAGAATCAATTCAAACAGAGCTAACGGAACTAGAAAAAACGTTTGAGCCTTTAGAAAAAACCACAGAGACCTCCACCGAAGATCCTCTTGGAATTAGAGTTTAATGAATATAGTTGAGTTTAGAAAAAAGAATCCTGATTATGATGATCTTTCTGATAAAGAATTATCTGATGCTTTGTATTCTAAATACTATTCAGACTTAGATAAAGATGAGTTTGAAACTCAGTTTATTGGGCAGACTTTTGAAGAAAGAGAACAAGAGCGCGCTAGTTTAGAGCAGGAGTTTGCAGTAGCTGAACAAGAACGTGCGGCTGCTCAGAGACTAATTGAAGGTGCTGATGACACTGTGCTTGAAAACTTAGCAGAAGGTATTCAAGAAATGTCAGCTGCCGGTGTAGGTGCTGTTGCTGATGTGGCTACACTTATTGCTTCTCCTGTTACGTATGCTTTAGAACAGACACTAGATGTAGATATTCCTACAGGTAGAGAAGCTTTGGCTATGATTGATCCTCGTCTCGATCCTAATCAACAGTTTATGGAAGAGCGGGGTTTGTTTGGTGCCGGTGGAGTGCGTTTGGCAGGAGAGCTTTCAACGGCTGGGCTAGGTTTTGCACAAGTAGCAAGAGATCCAACAAAGGTATCTTCCGCTGTTCAAGATATTGCTGGTTTGGGTATGACTAAAACTCCAGTAGCACCTGCCGCTGTAGTCGCAAAAGAAGGTCGTGAGTTTAATTTAGATACTGTTGAAGGTGTAAAAGACTTTGCAGACGATGCTGCTGTGCGTTTTGATGTTGAAGAAGCACGGCCTAAGTTTGAATCGTATGAAAAATGGGAATCAGTTGAGCTTCCTAACTACGAAAAAGAAATGGCTAAGTTAGGTAAGCAATGGGATAAAGCTGCAAAACAACTGGATAATGCTGAAGAGCGTTTAAGAAAAGCTAGTGAGTCTGGTGACGAAACTAGAATTGAAAAGGCTCAAGAAAACTTTGACAAGGCAAAAACAAAGCTGGACGAGTTAGAGACTAAAGTAGCTGACCCACCTGCTATGCCCAAGATTGATGCAACTACACAGCAGCGCCGAGACTTTATCAAACGAGAACTTACAGACGCTGGTGTTGCAGAAGATGTTATAAAAGCAGTTGTTCTTCCTCAACGATATCGTAAACCAAAACCTTTTGAAGAGCTTATGCAGTATGACCGCAATGCTATGAGCGGTATTTTCGATATTAAACCCAGCGCCACTATTAATATATACGACCGTCTTGCTCGTCCTGTTTCTGCTTTAGTGTCTAAAGTAGCTGGTTCAAGAGTAGGTGTGTTGTTTGAATCTAGTTTTGAAACAGCAGGTCGTAAACAAGAATTGTTTTTAAACAAGTACTATTCTGATGAGGTTAAAGATTCTTTTTCAGAGTTAGTTGATTGGGCTAACAACGATAATATTAAAAAATTGTTTTTAGATTTGTATAAGTCACCAGAAAATTTAAAAACAATATTACAAGAAGGTTCTTCTATGAGTGCAGAAGCTAATGCACTTTTACGTAATTTGGTTGCTGACAGTAAAGTACATCAAAAAGAAGCAAGTAGATTGTTTAAGGAAGAGGTACAAAAAGATGAAATTTATTGGGCGTCTGGTACTACACGTTCCAAAGATGTAGATGAAGGTCTTGGTCCCGACATTGAAACAGGTCGCAGAGTAGAGACAGGTGTTCAAGAAAGGGTTAGAAAGCCTGCTTCATCTATGGAACCCGACGAGCTGGCCGAATATGCTAATCCTATACTGGAGCAGGTTAATCGAATAGCTAAACAACAAACTCT